TTGTGGCAGGAACAGACCACGCATTGTTCGTAGAGTTCGGAACAGGAATTGTCGGACAACAAAGTCCTTATCCAGGCAAACTACCAGACGGTGTTACATGGGAGTATGCAAGCGGTAAGACCATAAGACAGTTGGCAGACGGACGCTACGGATGGTTTTACCGTGACGATAACGGTCAATGGTGGTTTACGGAAGGTATGCCTAGCAGACCATTCATGTACTACACGGCTAACGAACTTAGAGACTTGATAATGGAAACAGCCAAGGAGGTGTTCGCCGTTGATTGATAATTCATGGGCTTTACGATTACAAGACCAGTTATTCAACATGTTTTCGCATGAAATGAAGTTAGCATATGGGAACAAGTACAAGAACCTTTACTTGACACAGGATGAAGCAGTCACAGGAACACCAAAGTTTCCGACAGTGCTAATGAGACAGATTGGTGCTACAGAAGCAGGACAGGATTTAACAGGCGAGCGAATAAACGCTGTAAGACCAACATTTCAGATTACCATTAACTACCAAGGCGAAAAAGCAGAAGACAGAGCAGAATTAATTGATATGACCGCAACGGCTATCAACTTTTTTAAATGGAAAAGGTTTGAGGTAAGCAATCCTGTTTATACGATAACCAATAAAATCAGGACGGCAACATTTAGGGCAAGCCGATTATTCGGCTCTATGGATCCGTTACAATAACTATTAACTGGCACACAACAGGGTGTGTCACTGACCGCATTAATTAGCGGTAGAAAGGACGGTATATATGGCGGCAACTATAGCTGGCTTATCCAGTCTGGGTATTACGTTTGGGTATGGCGTAGAAGATACAGCAGGAACAAAACCAGATACATTTACCCAGTTGGACAGAATTAATGCTATCGGCGGTATCACAATCGAGAATGAACAGATTGATGCATCTGCACTGGAAGATTTGGTCTCCAGATACATTCAGGGACGTGGTGATACAGGCGGTTCATTTGCAGTTACTATTAACTTTACAACAGAAACTCTCACACAGTGGGAAACGGTAATTTCTACTTACACAGCACTGACAGGTGGTAAGAGAATGTGGTTTGAGACTATCATTCCTAAGTTTGAAAAGGCTTTCTTTGTTGTGGCACAGCCGCCTACAGCAATTCCTGCGCCAGAGTTTACACAGAATGAGTTGCTTACCCTTGAAATGAACCTTACAATCGAGGAATACAAGGGAATGGAAACAAAGGTAGCGTTTACCTAAGTTAGATAAAAAAACAGGGGCGGTCTTAGGACTGCCCCTTTTCTTACTAATAGTAAGGGAAAGGGAATAGATATGTTAACAATCAAAGTAAATGATAAAAAGTACACAATTAAATTTGGATATGAACCAACACTGAAATCAAGATTACTTTCCAGAGTTGCAAAAATGACTGTAAATATGAAACAGGATGCAGAAGAAAATCTGGAACAGATTGAGAATATGCTTTTATTTGTACCTGAAATGGTTCTGGTAGGCTTACAGAAATTCCATTCTGATGAGTTTGGCTACAATCTGGACACAAATGACGGCTACGAAGAAGCAAAGAATAAAGCTTTTTCACTGGTCGGCGATTATGTAGATACTGGTGATGTGGATATCACAGACTTTTTCACAGAATTAGAGGAAGAGTTAACATCTAACGGTTTTTTAAAGAAGATGTTCGAGAGGGAGGTTCAGAAAGAACAGGCGGCAACTCCGAACAGCAAGGAGAAAGCCGAGAATTAACATGGGAAATATACTGTAACGAAGTACGCCCTTATTGGCTTACTGTCACTAAGGGGTACGGACTTACAGTGCATGATATAGACTGGTCTTGTCCTGCTGATTTAAGACCATACGAACAGGCATACAGACTGGAAAAACAGAAAAATGACAATGACGCATGGCTTACGTTTGGCACATATGGCATATCTGCTCTTACGGTTGCTATTGATCGTTGCTTAAATGGACGTAAAGCACGTAGCAAGTACATTGAGAAGCCTATCATGCAGGAACTTGAAGAGAAGAACAAGCCATTATCGGAAGAAGAAATGGACAGACAGAGAGAACTGTTTGTAGCAAAATTGGAAGCCATGAGAGTTAATTTTGAATTGAATCATCCAAAGGGAGTTGAAAAGAAATGAGCTATATCGGTATAGATGTATCGTCATATCAGGGAAATATTGATTGGACGAAAGTCAAGGCAGTCGGCATCCAGTTTGCCATCCTTAAAATCATCCGTAAGGACTTGAACCGTGATAAGCAGTTTGAAGCTAACTGGTCAGGCTGTAAAGCAAACGGATTGACGATACAGGGCGTTTACAACTACAGCTATGCGACCACAGTTACAAAGGCTAGAAATGATGCAAGGAAAGTAGCAGAAGTGCTTAATGGTCGTGAGACAATGGTATGGCTGGACGTTGAGCACAACTGTCAGAAAGGACTGGGAAGCAAACTGATTGACATTATCAATGCTTACGGTGATGTTATCAGAAGTTATGGGCTTGCATTCGGTGTGTATACTGGAAAGTCTTTCTATAATTCCTACATCAAGCCATATGGCGGCGTGAAATATCCTATGTGGATTGCGGCATATGGAAAGAATAAAGGAAACATGGACTTGAAGTATCAGCCACAGATTGAAAACATGGTAGGCTGGCAATACACATCAAAAGGCACTGTAAACGGCGTTAATGGAAACGTTGATATGAATATATGGTATCGTGAATTAAACGAATTACAGACCGTCTACGACACGCACAATAACCCATATCCAGAGCCTACGAGAATCCTTTACAAGAAAGTACCCTGTATGCGTGGGGATGATGTGAAGTGGCTACAGACGGAACTTATCTATCATAAGTGCCTGCCTGCCACAAATGCGAAAGGCAAGAGCAATATTGACGGTATATTGGGAAATGATACAGCCAGTGCAATCGGAGTTTTCCAAAAACGTGTAGGAATCACGGTAGATTGCAAGGCAGGAAAAGTTACAAGAGAATATCTGAAAAGATAAAACAGGGGCGGTAGAGGTCATAGTCTACTGCCCTTTTTACTGGCTATCGGTTGGAGATAGTCACTCACTTTAACAGTTGAAAGTAGGTGCAGTATGGCAGAGATTGATTCACTGGAAATTCAAATTAAAGCGCAGGCAACAAAGGCGAATAATGCGATTGACAAGCTGATTACAAAACTTGATAAACTGTCTACTTCATTGAACAGCATTAATACCAGTAATTTGAATGGTCTTGCGAATAGTGTAAACAGGCTTTCAAGTGCAATGCAAAGCATGAATAATGTAAAGACTACTGACTTTACACGGCTTGCAAAGGGCATAGAGAAGATGTCAACAGTAGACACAGCAAAAATCAATCGTGCGGCATCCTCTATGAATCAGCTTAGTAAAGCGTTTGGAAATATTCAGGCTAGTAGTTCTGCTACTGTACAGATATCCCAACTGGCAAGAGGAATTTCACAGTTAGGTTATAAATCATCAACTAAGGCTATAGAGAATATCCCTAAACTTGCTACAGCTATGAACAGCCTTATGACAACTCTATCCAAAGCACCTACAGTCAATAGAAATATTATTGACATGACTAATGCACTTGCTAAACTTGCAAGAACAGGTTCATCCAGTGGTCGTGCGGCTAATTCGCTTGCAAGCAGTCTGAATGTTTTTAGCAAGTCTGCTAAAAGTGCAAAGATAAACAGCTTTTCCCTTGCTTCTGCATTTGGAAAATTATATGCATCATACTGGCTATTGTTCAGAGCGTTCCATAAGCTGGGGGAAGCAATCGACATATCGTCCTCATTGACGGAAGTAGAAAACGTTGTAAGGACTACGTTTGGTAATTATGAGAAGATGATACAGGACTTTTCCAAGACATCCATACAGGATTTTGGTATGTCCGAGCTGACGGCAAAACAGGTAGCAAGCCGATTCCAAGCTATGGGCGTTGCCATGGGATTCTCACAAAAGAACATGGCGAATATGTCTTTGGAATTAACGAAACTGACCGCAGACATGGCATCATTCTATGATATGTCACAGACGGATGTTGCAAGGAATTTACAAGCTATCTTTACTGGTGAAACCGAACCTTTAAGGAAATATGGTCTTGATTTAACACAGGCAACCTTGAAAGAATGGGCGTTAAAACAGGGATTAGATGCAGATATAACATCAATGACGCAGGCACAAAAGGCTATGTTACGTTATCAGTATGTTATGCAGAATACAGCCGCCGCACAAGGAGACTTCGCACGTACGGCAGACACATGGCATAATCAGTTAGTAGTACTTACGCAGTCGTTCCAACAGCTTGCATCTATTATTGGCGGTGCTTTAATCAATGCATTCAAGCCATTTATAAGAACACTGAATCAGGTAATGGTGTATGTGATTGCATTTGCAGAGACTGTTACCAATGCTTTAGGCTCAATATTCGGTTGGCAGTATGAAGTATCGGCAGGCGGCGTAGCCGAGGACTGGGCAGACGGGATGGAAGATTTTTCGGATGCTACTGGTGATGCGGCGAAGAACGCTAAAAAACTGAAAAATAATCTCCTTGGAATTGATGAATTAAACATTAACTCTGGAGATAATGATAAAAGTGGTAGCGGTGCTTCTGGTGGAGCAAGCAAAGTTGATAAAACACAGGGCGGTCTTGTACAGGTTGATACCATTTTCAAGGGATATGAGAGCAGTATTAAGACTCTTGAGCAGTTAGGAAATAAGGTAAGAGATGCCCTTATAGGCGCAATGGATTCTATAGAATGGGATAATGTTTTCGAAAAGGCTAGAAACTTTGGAACAGGACTGGCAGACTTCTTAAATGGGTTACTTGACTATGACGGAGAGGGCAGAACATTATTCGGTAAAGTTGCGCAGACTTTGGCTAATACTTTGAACGCTATTGTATATGCGGCTCAATCTTTTGCTATCACATTTGACTTTTATCAGTTCGGAGTAAACATAGCAGATGCAATTAATAATTTTTTTGAGACATTTGATTTTAAAGCATTTGCAGATACAATAAATAAATGGGTAGACGGTTTAGAAAATACTATCAAAGGATTTTTAGATAAGGCAGACTGGAAAACAGTATTCAATGGACTGTATGACTTCTTTTCTAACTTAGAAATAGATACAGTAGAATTTATTGTAGGTACTTTTATATTAAAGAAATTTGGAACTTTAAGAGTCGCTAGTGGGATATGGGATTCGCTTGTAAAATCTATAAAACTTGCTTTAGATTTTGGACTGAAAAAAGGAATCGGCTATTCTGGTTTATTAATAAATTTGACCAGTTTTTCTGTTGCTTTTTCTCCAAATCTTGCTGCTATATGGTCTACAATAGAAGACCAGTTTTTAAAAGGAACAATATTTGATACAAATACATGGACAGGATTCCCAGCAAAAGTTAATGATGCAATAAACAATGCTATTGACTCTGTAGGTAATTTTCTTGTAAATGCTATGAGGGAAACTCTGACAACATTGTTCAACTGGGATGAAACACTTAGCCTTTTTGAACAGGCAAAAGATAACTTCAAAAAAGGTGGCGTATACATCTTAGAGGGAATCTTAGACGGATTTGCAGGGGCAATAGCATTTATCTTAGAACCAGTAAAAGACCTGTTTACAGCTATCTACAATGCAATCTGTGACGTATTCGGTATTCATTCCCCTGCTGAAACCATGAAGCCTTTAGGAGAGTATATCTTCTTAGGAATCATTGAGGGATTTACTTCTCTATTCGATACGTTTACAGAGAAGATTAACGAATTTTGGGAAAACTATGTTCTTCCATGGTTTACCATTGAAAAGTGGACTGAACTACTGGGGAATATCTTAGTAGCGGCGCAGACCAAATGGGATGAGATCGTGGAATGGTGGAACGGAACAGCTCTTGTCACATGGTGGGAAGAAAGCGTTGTACCATGGTTTTCATTAGAAAAGTGGCTGGAAGTACTCAATAACGTAAAAGAATCGTTCAATACTAAGTGGACAGAGACATCTACTCAATGGGTAGCCAATCTTACTAAGTGGTGGAATGTTAATGTTGCACCATGGTTCACTAAAAAGAAATGGGATGATATGCTTGCTAAAGTGCCTACAGCTTTCAAAGATGCTTTTAAGGCGGCGGCTAATGGTGCTATCGGATTCTTGAACGGTGTAATTGAGGGTGTAGAAAGTCTTGTAAACCGTGCTATAGACGGATTGAAGAAGCTGGCAGAAGTGGCAAGCAAAATACCAGGGGTTAGCTTTAGTATTGATATACCCAATGTATCTCTTCCAAGAATCCCAAAATTTTCGACTGGTGGCTTCCCAGAAACAGGAAGCCTTTTTTATGCAAATGAAGCAGGCCCCGAACTGGTAGGAACGATTGGCGGTAAAACAGCGGTAGCACCAAATGGAGAAATAACAGGAATTAAAGAAGCTGTGTACGATAGTGGCACAAACACTGCTCAACTTCTATCAACAGCAATACAACTACTGCAAATTATTGCTGACAAAGACTCTACAATCAATATAGACGGTAGAGAACTTGTAAAAGCAACAGACGAAAGAAGAAACCGTAACGGATTTAGTTTTGCATAAATTATGGTAAACTTTTATAGAAATTCCCCTCTTAGTATGATAAAATTATCAGAAAAGAGAGGGGGATATCTACATGGATAACCAAAACACAGAAATGAAAACTTGTAAATACTGCATGACGCAGATACCAAAGAAAGCAAAAATCTGCCCGAACTGCAAAAAGAAGCAGAGCCATACTGTACGGTGGATAATATTAGGAGTAATTATATTACTGTTTTTGCTTAATATGTTTGGTAAGAGCGGTTCAAAGGACGCTGAATCTGAAAATACAGCAGAAAATGAAAAAGCAGAAACTACTGTAGTGGAGAATAAAACAGATGAAGCAGACGGAAAAACATATTCAGAAAATGACTTTGATGTAAAAGAATATCTTTACGAAAATACTATAGGAGATACGCTTTACTTTTTGATTGTTACAAATAATTCCAAAGCAAATGTAGCTGTATCGGGAAATGCTACAGCAAAGGATTCTTCTGGAAATTCAATCGGCGCTGATGATATGGATATTGCGGTTATTGGAGCAGGAGAAACATCTTTCGGATATTTTTATTTTGATGGTGTTACTGGTGTTGACAGTGTGGACTATAGCTTAAAGTATAGCGATAGTTTGTATGACCCAGTGATAAATAATCTCGAAGTCGAGCAGACCACTAATGATGAAAATGTTATAGTATCTGCTACAAATAAAGGAGAAAAAGAAGCTGAATTTGTAATGGCACAGGCGTTATTCTTTGATGAAAATAACAATGTGATATGGGAATCGGAAGATTATATTACTGATGATGAACTAAAAATAAAACCAAACGACACATTATCTGTACAGTTAGATTGCCAAAAAGGCTATGACCATGTGGAAGTTTACTTCACTGGTAGAGCTGGAAAGTAGGCGACTATGGACAATATGGAGATTGGACAGAAACTTATAGAGCTGGAAAAACGTATTAATAAGATTGAGTTTGAACAGTTGGACAGCGCAGGAGAATTTCAGAAGCTGGCGCAAGAAGTGATACAGGCAAGGGAAAGTAACAGCAAATTACTGGAATCCAAGTACAAATCAAACGATTTTCTCATGAAAGAGAATCAAAAATATGCTCATGTGGCAGACGATAGGTACATAGACGTAATCGACAAACTGAATAGCATAGAAGCAGAAATAAAAGAAATAAAGAAGAAAATTAAGTAGGGCGGCGTGTAACCGTCCTATTTTTATGCATAAAAAGTAGCGCCGTATTTTCGACTCTATTAAAAAGAAATTAACAGCATCTACATAACGTAGGTGTTTTTCTTTTATATAAATTCATAGTTATGTAAATGTAATACATTTCACAATATACTTTGCAACAACAGTAAACAGGAGGTTGACATAATGGCAAAAGCAACACTTCCAACAAATTTTAAAGACGATATTTTGGATAAAAACATGGGTGGTCGGCGAAGATACCGAATGACTACCAATTCAGACGGAACGGTGACACTGGAAGATGTAACGACATATACACAGGTCTGTGGAGAATTTAAAGCATCTAACATAAATGACACAAACAAAGCTATCAATGCGGCGGCTGACAAGAATAAGATTCTGACTACACTGGATGATGTAAAAGCCTGTACGCAGTCTGGTTACATGGTGGATTGCTTGGTAATAAAGGCAATGCTGGAGGGATAAGATATGTCAATGAGTTCATTCTTAAATGTCAATGGGTATGATTTTCCTTGCCCTGCTGTCGGATTTTCATGGACGATATCTACTACAGTAAATGCAGGAAGAAACGCAAACAATGCAGTTATCGGTCAGAGAGTCGGAAGAGATTTATACAAGTTGGATAATCTGAAATGGGTAGGACTGACGGTAGAGCAAAGACAGATGATGTTAAAAGCAATAGAACCGTTCTATGTTCCTGTTACATTTGAGGATATGAAGAATCCTGGCAATCCGATTACAATTACCATGTACCCAGGAGACAGAAAAGGCGTGCCATTATTCGTTGACAGATTAACACATATGATAACCAAAGACGAGACTTTATCATTCAACCTTATAGATTGTGGGTGGTAGTTATGCAGAACGTATCAAAAGCCTATAAGCAGTCCATGAAAGGCATAGGTCGTAACAGGGGATATATAAAAGCGACAATCGGTGTAATAAACTCACAGGCGCAGAAAAATGTTGCTGTAGATGATCGTACGGCGGTTACTTACTTTTCGGACGTGAGAAAGCCTTTTAATAATTACACGGTAGACAATGTATACGCAACAGCGGAGCAAGACTTTTCCAAGGTGGACGGCACAATGTACTTTCTTCCACCAAGGAACAACGACTATTACAATAATGGAATTGTGACAGCTAACATATTAGGTACTATCTATATATCCTTTTCTGGAATCACAGGACTTGATATAAAGGGATTAACAATAGACTGGGGAGAATATTACCCAGTTGATTTTACAGTCCAAAATGACAGCGTTACACGCTCTTACAGAGATAATGATAAAAGCTACTGGGTGACGGAAGATGTATTCAATGGTACTTCTTACATCATCATTACACCTACAAAAATGGTAAATGGACAGGGGAGACTAAGGATATATCAGTTTTACTGCGGTATCGTCAATGCATTTAGCAATAAGGAAGTAAAGAAATACAGCGGTAAACAGTATGTATCTTCCATAACAGACACGATACCGTCTAACGATATATCACTGACAATTGATAACCAGAATCAATACTATTCCCCCGACAATCCAGACAGCGCACTTGCTTACATGGAAGTCGGACAGGAAGTAAAGATTCAATTCGGATATGATGTTTTGGGAAATGGGGAAATTGAATGGCTACCAGAGGAAACAACCTACCTTCACACATGGTCGGCAACTGATACGGAAGCCAAGTTTACGGCAACCGACAGGTTTGATTACCTGACAGGTAAGTACTACCGTGGACTTTACAGGGAAAACGGGATAAGCCTATATGACCTTGCGATTGATGTGCTGAATGATGCAGGAATAACGGACGAAAGAGAATACTCAATTGACCCATATTTAAAAAATATCAAAGTGCAGAATCCTATGCCAGCGATAAAGCACAGCGAAGCATTACAGATTATTGCAAATGCAGGGAGATGCGTATTGTTCGAGGATAGAAATAGTAAAATCCATATGCAAGCGTCATTCATACCCGACATGACAGCAGAATCCAATGGAGAGACAGCGTATAGTCATGTATCTGATGTATTGAACGGAGAGGACAAAGAAGCTTATGCGATATGCAGTTCTGATTTTTCCAAAGTGGACGGAACTGTATTTTTTATGCCTGCTGACAGCAATTACTTAAAGACTGGTTATATCAGTTCACAGATAGCAGATGCAAACGGAACTTTTACAGAGAATCCAAAGATTACCATTAATCTTGAAGCGGCATTTGTAGCGTATGGATTGCAGATAGAGTTCAGGAACGTTGCGCCAGAGCAGTTTAAGGTAACGACATATTACCAAGATTTAGAGGTGGACAGCTACACGGTAGAGCAGGGCGGGGAACTGGAATATACCACATTTGAACAATTTAATCTGTTTGATAAAATGGCGTTAGAATTTACCAAAGCACAGCCGAACAGCAGAATCACAGTGGATAATATCACTGTTGGGGATGTCACTGACTACCATATTACAAGGAATGACATGACAGCCAGCCCTACAGCAGTAAGGCAGAATAAAATTAAGGCTATCAGCGTAGTAAAGACACAGTATCGTGCGTCTAGTGAGAATAAGGATATTTCTACAGAAGAGATTACCATTAGTCCTGCTAACAATGTGCATACGGTTTACTTTCAAAATCCCTGTTACGGACTGACAGCAGTAATTGATAACGGAACAGATGACGGTGGAAATCCGATTCCAAGTTCTATATCGGTACAGATTACAGACAGTAGCAGTTATTATGCCACTCTACAGTTTAGCGGCATTACGGAAGAAACGATTGTTAAGTATGTAATTAAAGGATATGAGTACGTTACAGAGGAAATAGGCTACACGGTCACACATAATGACAATGGGGATATTAAGACATGGAAAAATCCGTTAATCAGTACTACAGAATTAGCCAAAGACCTAGAGGAATGGCTTGCAAGCTATTATTTAGGAGATGTGGATTATCAGATTAAATGGCGTGGAGACCCAAGGACAGATGCTAACGACTTATATTATATGGAATTAAAAGACCGTGGAGAAACCATGATAAGGACGTACCAAAATGAGATAACATTTAATGGCGCATGGTCGGGAACAATGAAAGCAAGAAAGGCGGTGCTGTAATTGGCAATAACTAAAGTAACAGCGGCGGTTGCTGACGATACAACCGATTTAAAACATAGCAATTCAACATATACTGGAAGCCTTACAGCACCTAAAGAATCGGGCGATTATCCTGTTACGGTGTCTGCCTATGATGATGCAGGAAATGTAACCGTAAATAAATCAACGGTAGCGGAAGTAAGCCTATGGCATACTCCTAAGACTAATTGGACTATAAATGACCGATTCAATTATGTGGACTATAACCGTATTAAGAACAATCTGAATTATCTGTATGAACTAGCACAGGAAGTATATAAGCAGTTTTCAATTGTGGATATGGGCGCAGATATTGAAGATTATACTGGATGGTTTACGGCGGCGGCTTTTAATGCTTTTGAAAGCAACCTTGAAACGATTAATAAGAACATATTCACACAGGACTACGGCGTATCACAAAGATTCTTTGATAACGGACAATTTATCAAATGGGATGAATTGAACCGTATAGAGTCGGCTACGTTGCAAATGAATGACCTTTTGGATAGACAGAAAGCCACTCTGCGGAAATTGCCATTCAGACTGGGAGCATTTAGGGAGGTAAGAATATAAATGGCTATATCAAGCGTACAAGCAACAATCAAAGGTACTACATACAATCTGACCCTGAATAGCTCTACTGGATTGTATGAAGCAAGTGTTACAGCACCAAGTACCAGTTCATACAATAATAACAGCGGTCATTATTTCCCTGTAACGATTAAGGCTACAGACAGTGCAGGAAACAGTACCACGATCAACGATACTAACGCAACACTTGGCAATAAACTGAAATTACAGGTAAAAGAAACCACTGCACCAGCCATTGTAATTAGCTCTCCGACAGAAAGCCAAGTAACTAATAACACAAAGCCTACAGTTAATTTCACGGTTACAGATGCAGATAGCGGTGTTAATCCTAACAGTATCAGCATTACAGTTGACAGTGGAAGTGCTGTGACAAGTGGAATTACTAAGACAGCAATAACAAATGGATATTCATGCTCTTATGCAATCCCTACGGCTCTTACAGACGGAAACCACACTATTAAGGTAAATGCCAAGGACAATGACGGAAATGCCGCCACACAGCGTACAGTAACGTTTAAAGTAGATGCAACGCCACCTACCTTATCTGTATCTGCACCGACTAATAATCTTGTTACCAATAACGCATCTTGTGTATTAACAGGCAAGACCAGTGATGTTACAGAAGGAGTCAAATCAGTTACAGTTAGTATAAATGGCGGTACGGCTACTGATGTCACAGTAGATTCAAGTGGTAATTTTAGCACAACAATTACTCTGGTAGAGGGAGCAAACACAATCGTTATTACTGCCACGGATAACGGCGGTCTTTCTTCCAGTGTTACAAGAATTGTGACACTAGATACAGAAGCACCTGTTATCAATTCTGTAGAAATCAGTCCGAACCCAGTAAGCACAGGAGAAGTATTTACAGTAACCGTTAAGGCTACGGATTAGGCGGTGTTTATGGGCGTAGTAATAACAAATGTTACAATTTCCAAGAATCCAGTAAATACAAAGGAAACATTTAAAATATCGGTTGCTGTCAAAGAGACAGTGACCGAACCTACAATGTATAGATTGCCTATGAGATTAGGACAAAATAAGGGAGGAATAAAGTAATGGCTAAAGCAACACTTCCAACAAATTTCAAAGATGATGTATTGGCATCTGCAATGGGTGGAAAAAGAAGATATAACATGATTCATAACAGTGATGGTACAGTCAGTTTTGAAGATGTGACAGATTATACACAGGTTGGGAGTACATTCGGGGCGGCGCAGATAAATGCCACAAATACTGCTGTGAACAATGCGGCAGACGCAAGCAAGATTATTGACAGCTTAGATACGATAAAGGCAAATACGCAGTCTGGATATATTGCTGGGGCATTGGCAGTTAAGGCATTAAGTAGTAATTTAAAGTCATTAAAAATAGTGCAATTTGAAACAGGTGGTAATGGAGATTATAAAACAGCTAATATAATTTTTGATGTTTCTGATTTTTCAAAGCTACATATTGGTGCTATTGGTGGTATTGGTTCTGGAAATTTTGCTGTTTATGGTGGAAGTGGTATCAATATCGTAAATGGCATAACTCAAAGTACACTTACAAATTCGGCTACCTTAGAAACTATAAGTGATGGTGGTGGTACTGAAAAAGAATATGATATATCCGAATATTCTTATGTAAGACTGTATATTAAAGGTACACCAAGCGGATATAGCTACATAAAATATATGAATGATATTTCATTTTCTTAACATGTTAATAATGTCAATTTTCTAAATATCTATACAACACCAATAACTACACCAGAACCATAATAATGATATTTATATTATTATAAATTAATTCCATATATATTAACAATGTTTTTGTTGTGACCATTCATAGTGATAGTTACAGAACCAGTATAATTAGTAGTAACTAAATATACAGACATACCACAATATGAACTAAGCTGAGAACATATTCTATCTACTGAACCAATTGATGTTGTACATCCCCAATCTAAAGGATTATCATTGCTTGCATAAAAAATATCGCAACACAAATATTGCTTATACCCGGAAACATTTAATGTTCTTTGTCCATTACCTGACTGGGTTGCGACAAAAGTAAAACTGATATTCTTACTTAAATTACTATTTAATTCATGAAAGAAAGGAGGTATCGCCCATGGCATGCCTAAAATTTTTAGATTCCCAAAAAATAATCCAGTGTACCGTAGTTCCAGAATCAGAACACGTAGTAACACTGAAATTCCATGATGCAGTTACCGTAGATAAAAGTGGTTTTGATTTGTTCTTAGACGAAAAAGGAGAACTTGACATTGGCGGTGATTCTTACCACAGCTATAATACTGTATACAGGAATGACGATACAACCGCAGAATATAACGGATATCAGCTTTCTAATGACGGTTCTGTTTATGAGGAACAGCCACAGCCAACACCTGTTGAACCGACACTTGACGAACTGAAAGAGCAGAAGATTGCAGAAATGAACACTGCACAGCAGGAATCAATACAGAATGGCGTAGATGTTACATTATCAGACGGAACAGTTGAACATTTTACGCTGACAGACCATGACCAAACAAGCCTTATGGGATTGCAGACTAAGGTTGCGCAGGGAGAAACACAGATACCGTGGCATACTTCGGATGTGACCAAACCATGTAAGTACTACAGTAACACGGACATGGGATTGATTACGGAGACAGCTATGCAGGCTGTGACATTTGCGGTTACGTATTTCAGGGATTTGCGTATCTATATCAATTCAATGGAAGATTCTACTTCCGTCCAGAATGTGACCTATGGCATGACAATTCCTAAAGAATACCGTTCAGAAGTGCTTGCGGATATCTACGCAAGCAAAGGTATTGCGTAAGGTTATTAAGCCACTTATCCTATTTGCGATAGGTGGCTTTCTCTACGTAATGATTGAACTGCTGTACCGTGGTCGTAGCCATTGGACAATGCTCTTGTTAGGCGGTCTATGCTTCCTGTATGCAGGAGAACAGAACGAACATACAGACTGGGATTATCCACTTATCCTGCAATCAATAAAGGTTGCGACAGTAATCACCCTGTTAGAGTTTCTATGCGGTCTTATCGTTAATATATGGTTAGGTTGGAATGTATGGGATTACAGCAATATGCCACTTAACTTTTTAGGACAGATATGCCTACCATTCAGCCTGTTATGGATAGCCGTAGGAACGCTTGCGATTATCCTGGACGATTATTTGAGGTACTGGATATTCAAAGAAGAAAAGCCACGATATCGACTTTTTTAGAGCGTTTTGTCGAAATTTGGCGAACGTATTTTCTTGAATCCTTGCATTTATAGACGTACAATAAACTTGTCCACAATAATGTGGTTCTTCAAGTTCTGGTCTGGGCGGTATGTTAGTGGCATTTCATGCCGCCCGAATTACCAAACATTGCAAACAGACGTTTGATTTATTTGTTGACATATGCAAACATACATTCTATAATTAGTACAAACATTATAGAGAGGATGATTGCATGAGTGGGTTACATAGTTGCAGAGAGGGCAAGGATATGGCAGGGGATTACAAAACAAACGAACAATACAGAAGAGAACTAAACCAAATTTTTGAAAGCATAGAAGATAACTATGTTTTAAAATGGTTTTACATATTCATTAAGGAGAAATTAAAAAATAAGGGATTAGTTTAATCACTAATCCCTTTTTGATTGCATATGGCTTTTATTTGAGCAGATACCATATCTAAAGTATTATCGTCTAATTTTTCTAATGACTTTAAAATATCCATTATTCTATAATTATCACTAATTCTTGCCAACATTGCAGAATCTTTATCTATATAATTCGTGTCTAGATTAAAATTATTTATCAGATCATCTACCTTATCTTGTGGTATATCTCCACCGTTAATCATTCCCACAATATTCGATTTACAAAATTCTTTGTAATCAACATGTAAATTTTCATCGTAATTCAGATAAATGTACTGGGAAAATACAGCTTTTAAATATAATGATAAACAGTCAAAGAAATCTTTATCATTATTTTTTATTTTTAAAAGATTATCTGCACTTACTTTGTAAATATCTGCATAAGGTAAAAGTATTTTATAATCTTTTTGAGCTTTTAATACAATTTCATGATGCCTCTCATGTATAGCACAATCAAACTCGTCTAATGGGTCATAAGAAATCCCACATTCTTTGCAAGTAACTTTATTTTCTTTTTCAAGTAAATAATCTGTAGTTACGTTATAGTAATCTGCTACCTTTTCTAGTGTGTCAGCTTTTGGCATACTTATCTTCCATTTGTTAATTGAACCGTTAGAAATGCCTAATTCTTTTTCTAACTTTCCCTGTCCAATACCCTGTTTCTTCCTTAATTCTTCCAACCTATCAAAAAACGACATAACATAATCTCCATTTTACAGAAAAAAATCTGTGAAAAGTAGTTGACAAATAGAAAGTAATCTGTATAATAGAGTTATAGCTACAGAAAACTTTCGGTAAACATAATTCATAGATTGTTTTTCTTTTATTTATTTCACGCAACGTTATAATATTAGAATATTTTCTGCGAATTGTCAACAATTATCTTTAAGTTTTCTGTAGAAAATGAAAAGAGGTGAAAAGATGATTTATGACAAGATAAAGGAGATATGCAAAGAAAAAGGAATCAGCGTTTCTTCTTTAGAAAAAAAAGCAAATTTAAGCAATGGTGCTATTAGCAAGTGGAATGTATCAGCACCAACTGTAGACAATTTGAAAGCGGTAGCAGATGTTTTGAAAGTAAAAGTAGATAAGCTATTAGATTAGGAAAGGAGAAGAATTGAACGAATTAATTCACATTGGAAATGCTGATATTTCCATAAAAGAATATAAGGGTCAGAGAGTAGTTACATTCAAGGACATTGACATGGTTCACGAAAGACCGGACGGAACAGCAAGACATAGATTTGCTGAAAACAAGAAACATTTTGTTGAGGGCGAAGATTATTTCGTTTTGAAGCCGTCAGACCTTGAAAATACTGAATTGGACGGATTTCGTCCAGTAGGAATTGATGCCGTGAGTCCGAGAGGAACAGCACTCATTACCGAACAGGGTTATCTGATGTTAGTAAAGTCATTCACGGATGATTTGGCGTGGGAAGTACAAAGAAAATTAGTTTCTTCTTATTTCAATGTACATCAAAGCGTCAACAATCAGTTATCTCCAGAATTGCAAGCATTGCAAGGACTTCTTAATCAGATGGTTCAAAAAGAACTTGCTGACAAGGAGAGAGACAGACAGATCGCCAAGGCACAGGAAACAGCACAGAAAGCCATTGAGACAACTGAACATATCAAAGAAGCAGTAAAACCTGTTCTCGATAATTGGCGTGATGAAATCAATGTTAAATTTAATCGTATTCAGAAAAGTGCATCTACACCATTTAATCTTTTACGTACAGAAATGTATTGCGAATTGGAACGTAGAGCAGGATGCGATTTGTCTACCAGATTAAGAAACCGTAAACAGCGCATGACCGATAATGGATGCACGAAAACAGAAATTAATAAGTTGAATCGCATGGATGTAATTGAGGAAGATAAGAAATTACGTGAGATATTTACAAAAATTGTTTCAGAGTATGAAATTGAGTACTGCGCTTTCAAATAAGAAAAAGGAGGGATATTAATGAAGAATATAAGTACTAAAACATTATGCAGAATATCTATAGGTTTATCAATATACTCTATTATCATCAACGTATTAGCACATTGGGGATGAATCATGAAAGTTTACGATTTAATCAAACAGCTTACTCGATTCCCTGCTGAATAAAGATGTTTTGATAAAACTGGAAAAGTGAGGTTTGAGGTATGAAGAACAGAGAAAAATATGCTAAGGAAATTATTGATATTGCTATCGACAAAGGACATATTGCTGTGAGTAAAGAAAACAAAGTAGTCTGCTGTGAAGAAATAAGTTGCATAGATTGTATTTTTGACAAAATGACAGGGAATTGTTCAAAATTAAATAAAGAATGGGCAGAAAAGGAATATGAAGAACCGCCTGTTGATTGAAGCAAAATACCTGTTGATGCGCCGATTTTAGTAAGAGATTGCGAAGAAGAAGTGTGGGAAAAAAGACATTTTGCAAAATACGAGAACGGAATAGTGTACACATGGCGTTCAGGAAAAACATCTTGGAGCACATACAATGGTAGCATGACCAGTTGGAAAATGGCTAAGTTAGCAGAAGAGGTGGAATCATGATTATAGCAAATGATTCAAAAGTGGATTTCATCGGCGAAGATACAGAAATGTGCCTTGACCTTGCAAATATCATCCGAGCTTTACGGTTCAGATTTGAACAGCACTTTGACGAGGAGACAGCAGAAATGCTGATCGCACAGTCTGTAGAGGATTCCCGAAGAAAAGAATCAGAGGTAATAGAGGATATGAAGCAGTTTCAGAAATCGGCTTCAAGAGGACTGACAAAAGCAATGCTATTTTAAATAAGAAGAAAGGAAAACGGATATGGGAGATTTTACAATTGCAGAAGTAGAAAAAATGTGTGAGGACTTAGGTGTTGGAGTCTTGATCAATGACGGTCATGTAGTCGGATTTGAAGTAGAAGAGGAATAGCCATGGATAACAGGCTAAGAAAAATTGAGAATGCCTTGATATCTATGGGAATAGAACCTAGTATGCGTGGATTCTACTATATCGTGGAACTGACTGTAGGAAAGATAATAAATCCGACAAAGAAACTACAGGATATGTATGACGAAATTGCATCTGAACATGGAATTACAGGCGGTTCAGTTCATAAAGTGGTAACACGAACAGTAGAACTTGCGGACTCAAGAACTCCTACCTACAAAAAGTATATCGGGAGTGAGTTCAAAACGAACAGCGGTTTTGTTTCCCTACTGGCATTCAACATCAGAAGGGAGTTGGAAGATGAACAGGATAACGCTATGCGGCAGAATGAATGAACCTAAATACAGCCACACTGTAGGTAAAATCCGATTCTACAGCTTTCAGATGATTGTTAGACGACTAAGCGGATATGAGGACATTATACCATGTATCGCAGAACAGGGGATTGCAAATCAGATTCAAAACGGAACGGTACATAAAATAACAGGTGCTATCCATAGTAGACAGGTGTTTGACGGAAAACGGACGCACTTAGAGTTATTTGTCCATGTAGAATCTATATCAATGGTATTTGAAGCAGATGAAAACCACACAGAAATAACAGGTATTATTGCTAAAAAACCAGTGTTCAGACAGACCCAAAGTGGAAGATACATAGCAGAGTTGCTAGTGGTATCTTCCAGGAAGAATGGAAAAACGGATTGCATACCGTGTATTGTGTGGTCGGTAAATGCCTTATTTGCAAAGAATTTAGCAACAGGGAAGACAGTTACTATAAAAGGAAGATTCCAGTCAAGGCAGTATGAGAAAGACGGACGTACTAAGACAGTTTATGAATTATCTGGGAATGAATTGAAGTTAGGAGAGTTAGAACGTGGATAAGGTTTATTGGAAAGTAAATGGAATATTTAAGGCTGATGCAAACAAGGTTTATTCTGAGATGTTGGAGATCAAAGAAATTACTCCGCAGTCTGTTCTTGAAAGAGCAAGAGACGAGAAAAGCGAATTGCATAAATGCTTTGAATGGAATAATAACGTAGCGGCAGAAGCCTACAGAAAACAGCAGGCAGGAAACATTATTAGAATGTTGTATGTAGTTCCAAGAGAAGAAGAAGCACCAACCGTGAGAGTGCTTAGCAGAACATCTGAAACAGTATATCAGCCTACCAGATTGTTTGTTAAGAATCAGAACGAATATGAAGATTTGCTGAAAAGGGCGTTATCTGAGCTAGAAAGTTTTAAAAGGAAGTACAGTACTCTTTCTGAATTGGAACAGGTATTTGAACAGATAGACATTCTTACTGCATAAAACTAAATATAGAACCTATTTCAAGTGTTTTATAGGTGGCATAGCCACAATTATATATAAGGATAGCTTAAAACACGACAACACAGGAAACGACATGAGAGCATAGGACAAGACAATAAAATCATGTGATTATGTCACTTGTTAAGCACTTGAAAATAGGATAACCATATTTCATAGGTTGTGAAGCGGTGATAACCGCAGAACAGTACAAGACACAACAAAACAAAACATAACAAAACAAAACAATACAAAACAATACAAAACAATACAGCGTTTATCACTGTTTTAAAGCCTATGAGGTATGAGAACTGATAGCATTTATTACAACTTAGGAAATAACAAGGCATAAAACGTCAGAATAAAACAAAACATTATAAAGGAGAAAATATTATGGCAAAGGAAGAAATTATTGAGATTAAACCTTTAAATATTAAGACAGCAGAAATCACTATTGCAGGTGACGGAGATTTGATTTTAAACAAAATGAATGATGTAAACGCAAAGATACTTACTGATATTCGTAAGGACAAGGCGAAAGATACAGCAAAGGCTAACAAATGGGAAGAAATAATTACTTCAATGCACTGGTATAACGGAAAGCCATCTAATTTTTCAGCAGAAGGTCTTGAACAGGCGTTAAAAGAAAATGCACCATGCATCACAGGATTTGGACTTAAAAAGTCATTTGGACAGGCAGTGGTTCAGAACAAGATTGATACATATGCCACCAAGTTTAATGCAGGAGTAAATATTATTGCAAAGGGTGATTTAGTACCTGTTAGGTTTGCCGAACATTATATTGACGAGAAACTTATGTCACCTAAAAAGGGAAAACCAGTTTTAGTAATGCTTAACAGATTCAGCGGTTGGAAAGCTACATTTACTATTCAATACACAGAAAACGCATTTTCTCTTGAACAGATTGTAAACATTATTAATCTGGCAGGATTTGGTAATGGTATCGGAAGTGGTAGAAGTAGTGGTTATGGAAGATATCACGTTGAGTCTATCAAATAGAAGAAAGGATAAGAGTATGGAAGATTTAATTAAAAGTAAATCCTGCGATACGGTCACTATTTCACAGGAACGGTATGAGCAGTTAGTTGCTTTAGAGAGCAGAGTTGATGCGGCGGTTGACTATATCGCTAATGCGGACTTTTGCAATATAAAGACCGCATTAAGAATCATGGGATTTTATAAAGAAGCAAACAAGCAGGAAGAGAAAGAAAAGAAACTGTTCGGTTCAGAAGATGCAAGGGATTATACAGAGTAGGGAGAGATTGGAATGAAAATAAGATTAAAGAAGTTGATCCTTGAAAATTTTATGATGTATGCACAGGCAGAATTTGATTTTTCAGAACTGACGAAGATTATGGGGAAGAATGGCAAGGGCAAGTCCAGTATTGTGAATGCCTACACATGGCTGCTTTTCAACTGTGACTATGAATTAAATGACAATCCAGTGGTTAGAAGAACAGTTGGCGGAAAGAGCGTAGACGATATGGACACAGCAGTAACAGCAGTACTGGATATTGACGGTAAGGAAGTTACGGCTAAGAAAGTGCAGAAACGTACATATGGCGAAGCAGTAAAAGATGGCATTGTTGTTGAAACCGTAAGCGATACTAACTCATATTACATTAACAGTGTTCCAAAAACATTAAAGGCATTTAATGAGTACTTTGATGTAAATATGAAGCTGTTTAAAATGTGTAGCAATATCAATGCTTTTATTAACCAGAAACCTACTGAAATGAGAGAATTTTTGTTCCAATTTGTCAGTAAAATATCAGACATTGATTTTGCAAGTAGTAATTCTGAATTACATGAACTTGTTCCTTTGCTTGAAAAATACAAAGCAGATGAAATTCGGGCTATGAATCAGAAAGTAAAGAGTGATTACAACACAAATTCTAAAATTTTGGACGGTCAAATTAAGGAAAAGGAAAGAGATATTCAGATTAAATCCGACATTGACACAGCAGAAATTGTCTTACAAAAAAATGCATTACAAGAACAGCTTGAACAGAACCTTTACAAGCAGAATGGGAATGAAAACTTACTGGCAGAGTATGATAAGGCTACACAGGATATCATGCAGTTGCAAATGAAGCTGTCTGAAATGCAGAATACGGCTAATAGTGAGTTAGAATCTCAAAGGGCAGAACTTAGGGCAACCATGATGAATAAGAGCGTTGAAATCAACAGCCTGAAATCAAGTATTAGGCTTGCAGAGAATGAAATTTCCAACAGCAATAAGAAGATTACAGAATTGACAGAGGAAAAGACAAGACTGCGGAATGCATGGAAAACGGTCAATGCAGAGAAATTTGACTCCAATACAGCTATTTGTCCGACTTGTCACAGAGAGTTGCCCGAAGAAGATGTCAAGAATCTCATGGAAACCTTTGAAAAGTCAAAAACTGATAGAATCGGTAAAATTGAGACGGACGGATTCAAGGTTAAAGGAGAGATTGAAAAAGAACAGCAGTTATTAAAAGATAAAGAACAGTTGTTATCTGATTTAAACAAAAATTTGAACACTGTAAATAAAGAATACGCAGAAATGACCACAAAGTTAGAGTCTATCCCACAGTATGTTGATATCCATGACAGGGAAGATTATAAGTCTGTACAGGCTGAAATTGTCCGTAAGGAAGAATTATTGAAGCAGTCAACGTCACTTTCAGATATCAAGAAATCTTTGAAACTGGAAGAATCTGAAATCAGAGCGCAGTTAGCAGAGGTTGAAAAGAAAATAGCTTCTACAAACACGGAATCTGATGAAGCAAGACTGGAAGAACTTAGAAATCAGAAAACAGACTTGGAACAGGCGAAAACGGATGCAGAGAAAATACTTGCCCTGTTAGACCAGTTAGACAGAGCAAAGAATGAAGCCTTGACAGATTCGGTCAATAGCCACTTCTCATTAGTTAAATGGCAGTTGTTTGACACGGCTAAGAACGGTAATTATAAATCCGTTTGCATACCTACTGTAGAGGGTAAATCAATTCTTACCACCATGAGCAACAAGGGCAACAGGATTTTGGGAAGAGTGGATATCTGCAATTCAATTCAGAAAATGTGTGGAATCAGCACACCAGTGTTCCTTGATGATTCGGAGTCACTTGACGATGATAACCAGGCAAAGGTTGCTGAAATGGTTGATTCACAGTTGATTATGCTGATTGTAAATGAAAATGAGAGGTTAGAGGTGGTTTAAATGGAAAGACTTACAGACAGCAAAAGAAATTCTGACGGTACAGCATCTTCTAAAGAATCGCTTATAGACATAGAGCATGACAGACCTAGTGCGTATTGTGGTGAGATTCTTACCAAACTGGCAGATTATGAGGACTTAGAGGAACAGGGCAGACTGTTAGCTCTTCCATGCAAAATTGGAGACAGGCTGTATTGGATTGATGATGAGGACGATGACGGAAACAAAGGACTTTGCATTAAACAGTACAATGAGGACGAAAAAGTACAAGCTATTGGAATTGGCAAAGACGGTGACATTTTTGTAATGCTTGGAATTGATGAATTTTTTACAGCTCCAGATACAATCGGTTCTCAATATGCACTTCTCACACTGGAAGATGCAAATAAGATGTTAGCAGAAATGAAGAAGAATGAAAGTGAGGAATAATTATGGCAGATACAAAGCAGGCATTAGCAGAAAAAAAAGAATTTACAACATCATTAAGCCAGTGGTCGAATGAAATCACAGGACTTATTGCAAGAGATTATGAAGCGTGTGGGGTAAAATTTGATGATTACGCAAAAAAATGCGCAATGGAAGCTATGACAAGCATTTATACACTTGTTAAGAATGATGATAAGGCAGACATGAGGAGCATTGATACAAGCAACCTTAGACAGATTGTAGAGCAGTGTGCAAGCCTTAAACTGAATGCGAGCGCATATCCGAGAGAGTGTTACTTCCAGTTACGAAGCGTTAAGCAGGGAAATGAGTGGGTAAAGGTCGTTGAAATGGGTATTGAGGGAACAGGCTATGACTCATTACTTTCCAACTATGGAAAAGACGTTGACAAGGTTTATCCGTTCTGGGTCATAAAAGAAGGAGACGAATATATACCACCCAAGCATAAAGGTCTGGAAGTTACGCCCCCGAAATGGGAAGAAAAAGGATTGTCAAGTAAGGCTGTAAGAGTTGTATATCCTGTAAAACTGACAGACGGAACAGTAACATACCTTATGGCAGACAGAGACAGTGTTAAGGTCAACCTTTTAGCACACGTCAAGCAAAACATGATTAATGCCACGTTTGGTATCTGTGAGGATAGATACAAGGCAACTCCGAAGCAGAAAGAGGAAATCAAGGCTAAGAAAAATGAAATCTTAGATGCTTTAAGAGCGTGTGCGACAGTGGATGATATGTTGCAGTGTGAAGTAGCCAGACCGTATATCAGCGGTGCATGGCTTGATACGCCAGAAAGCATGATTCAGAGGAAGATGTGTAACAATGCAACACGTAAATATCCTAAGAATTATGACCCTATGGCAAGACAGGCGCAGATTGAAATGGACAAAGTTTATCAGTTGGCACAGGAAGATATCGCAGAGAACGCCAACACAGTAGACTTCCAAGAAGAAACAGAAGCAATTGACACAGATTCAACAGAGGTGGAAGAAACACCTAGTTTTATGGGGGAATAGGATATGAGATTAATTTCACAGGACGGAACGATTGATATTCCTTATGAGAATGTTATGTTAGAAGAATCATATGTTGGAATATATGGAGATGGATTAGCCAGACGGGGTATCGAAGCATACTTTGCTTTACAGGAGAGACATAAATGTATAGCACTTTATAGTTCGGAGGAAAAAGCAAAGAAAGCTATGGAAATGCTTAGAGAGACATATATTGGTATGCCTATCGTAATGCAGAATGTTGATGTTTCAGAAGATATGGCAAAGAAATTTGAAAGATTAAAGAAATGCGGTGTTGTGGTGCGAGCAGATAATCAGCCGTCAAAAGTAGAATACATTAACAACGCTGTTTTCCGGTTCCCAGAAGATGACGAGGTGGAAGCATGAATGAAAAATATCTAAGTATTATAACAAATTTTGGCTGTCACGGGAGATGTCCATACTGTATTACAAGAGAAAATGAAATCAATGTACCTAAAACAACGCTTTTGGGGCTTGATAACTTAGAAAATAAAATAAAAGAAACTGGAAGTGCAATAATTTCAATTTCTGGTGGTGGAGACCCATTGCATGAGTATGAAAAACATGTTGACTGGTACAGAAAGCTGTTTTCGATTGTTAACAATTACCATGTCAATTGTGCTACATACCATATTCCGGTTGAAATGCATACAAGCTATATGACGGACGAAAGTACATTTCCGTTCTACGATTGCGAAAGGGTTGTGTATCATCCAAACACATTTGAGCAGTTGAGACACATTCACAGAACTGGGAACGAGATCGTGAGAGTTGTTTATGTAGTGACAGAGGATTTTACACTTGAGCAAATTATGAATATTGCATTATTCGTGTCAGATAGTAGAGATATTGACGAATTGAGCTTTAGACAGCTTGTTGATAAAGGATATAAAACTACTGATTACTGGGAAGATATTCTTAATTTAGGGCATAAAAAACTTTGGTGGTATATCAAGCAGTGTGACTACAATAACTATTATGTAGAAGGGGAGGTTTACACAACTTTTTCTGAAATAGGGAAAGCAAAAGGTGCGATATGAGATTAAAATGCTTAGGCTCATCATCAGACGGAAATTGTTATCTTCTAACTTCCGACAGCGGAGAAACACTTATCCTTGATTGTGGAATACCGATTAAGGAGATTAAGAAAGGTTTGAATTGGAACATAAGGGGGATATCGGGAGTGATTATAAGTCACTCCCATGGTTAGGCGACCACAGCAAAAGCGCAGATGCAATGGAGAAAATGGGAATCCCAGTATGGAAACCATATGAAGAAGAAAATCCGAAGATACAGAAATACGGTAGTTTCACAATCCAGTGTTTCCAGTTGCCACATAACGGAACTACCAATTACGGATTTTACATCAAGGCAGACGGACAGAAGCTATTATACATGACCGACATGGAGTATTGCCATTACAGTTTTAGGAAACAGGCGGTAGATCACATGCTGATTGAGTGCAACTACATAGCGGATATGGTGGACAGGGATATCCCAAATTACGAACATAAGATTCTGGGGCATTGCGAATTGGAAACTTGCAAAGGTATTGTAGAAACAAATAAGTCAGATGCATTGCAGAACGTCATATTGTGCCACACAGCAAAAGAAACTTGCGATAAGGATAGAATTATTGCAGAGATTAAGGAAATCGTTCCTAGTGCAAATGTGAGCGTTGCACAGGGCGGTATGGAATGGGAACTTAGAAATGCGGATGAATGTCCGTTTTAGGAGAAAGTGAGGGAAAATATATGCCAAATTGGTGCGAGGGAATGTTAAAGATAAGAGGAAAACAAGAAAATGTATTTAATCTTTTGGCTGATAATCTGCAAGTTTGGAAAACAATTATTGTTAAAGAGCCAAAATTTGATATGCGAGAAGAACTTGGCAGAGAAGCAATCGAGATAAACAGAGAGGACGAAACTATATATGTTAATGACACTGCGCATATAAAAGGTACTCGTAGAAACTTTGTTGAGCCAAATGATATAAATGTATGGAAAAGAAAAGACGGAAACGCTTGTGTTGCTGTTGAATTCAAATCGGCTTGGGGTGTAGAAAGTGAACCATACGTTGAATTATCCAAGGCATACAATGTAGATATAAAAATAGAAGCATTTGAAAGAGGCATGGAATTTAGTAGATATATTCTTATCGAGAATGGCAACTTAAAAGAAGATAGGGAAGATAAATATAATGATTATGTGTGGGATTGCGTAATGCCTAACTTGGGCGGCTGAAAGAAGAAAGTGAGGATTAAATCAATGAAATTGTATTTTTATACACTGAAAGAACCATATAATGGTAAACTATTTATTCAGTTTGAAGAGTGTGAAGCTGACGAGAAGCCCAAGATTTATTTGCTGCATGTACGCCCTAGAGATTTTTATTGTAGAAAAATAAGTAAAGAATATATTGGTAAACGAATGGGGGACACTGTTATATTGCTTGAAAAAGATGATTTTCTTGCTAGAAGTATTTTCACTGAAACAATTAATAAAAAAATATCTGATGTAGAAAAAAAGGTGAAACAGTTAAGAGAACAGTTAGAAGCAGTAGAGAAAGGAGAAATACAGTGAACAGTGTAGATATATCAGGAAGAATGACAAGAGAGCCAGAAGTAAGATATGCGGCAGATAAGCCATTTGCAAAATTCTGCCTTGCAGTAAATCGCAGATTCAAACAGGACGGACAGGCAAATGCAGATTTTATCAACTGTACAGCATTTGGAAAAATGGCTGAATTTGTGGAAAAGTACGGAAGAAAAGGCGTAAAGTTTGAAGTTCATGGCAGATGGCAGACTGGAAGCTATAAGAACAAAGACGGTAACACTGTTTATACAAACGGCTGTATGGTTGAATCAATCGAGTTTGCAGAAAGTAAGAGCAGCAGCATTGAACAGGAAAACGGAAGTGCAGTTCCAAGCGGAGACGGGTTTATGAATATACCAGACGGAATAGATGAAGAATTACCATTTAACTAAAAGGGAGCGTGATTTATCTTGCAGAATCCAAGACAGAGATATGCAATAGAATCAAAGAACCGTAAACGGTTACTGGAAGTAAACCCTAGCCTTACGGATGAAAGCGGTATCTATTTCTTGACAAGAACTGATGAAAACGGCTTTCGATACGCTTATATCGGACAGGCAGTACATATTTTGCAAAGACTTGCACAACATCTTGTAGGGTATCAGCATATAGACCTTAGTCTAAAAAAACATGGGTTATACGCTGATGATAACCCTAACGGTTGGAAAATCGGGTTTCTTAATTTCCCAATATCAGAATTGGATAAACAGGAACAGCACTATATTAAAACCTATGCCGATTATGGCTATCAGTTGCGTAACAAGACAAGCGGTAGCCAGGGAGAGGGAAAAGCAAAGATTGATGAATACAGACCTACTAAGGGTTATCGTGACGGCATTAGACAAGGGAAAATCAATCTTGCAAGGGAATTATCCAGTATTGCAGAAAAGCACCTTGAAATCCGCTTGAAGCCGGAGAAACAGGGTAACAAAGTTTCTGAAAAGCAGTATGAGAAGTTTATGACTTTGATTTCTGAAAATACATATGAGGAGAACGATTAAATGGCAGAAAGGAGCAGTAATGGAGAGATTAACAAACAGAAAATATGGAGAAAATTCTTGCGCAGGAGTAAAAATTCCATATAGCACGTATTGCATTGGATGCATTACCAGCGGTTGCAATTGCGGGATTGTTGAAGATATGGTTAAAAAACTTGCTGATTATGAGAATTTAGAGGAGCAGGGCAGACTTATCAAGTTGCCTTGCAAGGTGGGAGATACAGTTTATTGTATTTTCAACAGATACACTAAATGCAAATTTAGCAATAAGGAATTTGACGAATATAGTTGCCGAGTGTGCGAGTATGAGTGTGACAGCGAAAAAGAAAATTATGTACAAGATATGAGAGCATATAGCCTTGATTGGATTGTAACAAATTTGAAGAATTTTGGTAAAACCGTATTTCTCACAAAATCCGAAGCCGAAGAAAAACTGAAAGAATTGAGGTATGACAATGATTGATTGTAATATTTGCAAGTATAAAGAAGATTATGGTTATTGTATAGATTGCAAACATGGAGAGTTGTTCGAGAGAAAAAATGTGTCAGAACCTAAAAAAACATCATTTGGTAGTAACGGAAGAGAATATTGCGGACATTGTGGTTATTTGTGTGAATATGCCAGAGGATATAAAAAGTTTTATTGTATTAGGTGCGGCGGACTTAATTTAAGAAGTTGAAAGAATTGAGAGGTGGAGAAAATGGATAAATTTCTTAAAAGCGTAAGCGAACGTGACTTTGATAGAAGAATATCGGAAGTTGTTGAAATGCTTGAGATAAAACAGCTTTACGGAACTATTAGTTTGATAAAAGATTTGAAATATTACCTTGACTTAGCTACAAAAGAAAAGGCGCACACTTGTAACTGCCAGCATAACAGCAATTCAAGAGATAATGAGCATTGTTGCAGATGTGATAGCAAAGTTTCAGAAAATGATGATACAAAAAACAAAGTTACATCTCTGGAAATTATTGTAAGGATGATAGAAAACAAGCCGTATTACGAAATCAAGTACAAAAAAGTCGGCGAAGATTATTACCATGTAGGTTACAGTTCATTAAATATTGATAATGTATTGAAATGGCGTGATGAGTGTTTTGAACTTGTTGATGTGAAAGCGACCAATGCCGACAGGATAAGGAATATGTCGGATGAAGAGTTGCTTGATTTTATATGTTCAATAGAAACTTATGAAGAGGGTAGCGTTAAGACTATTAGGAACGGCATTACAATGTGTTCGGTAACAGAAATAGAGAAATGGCTTCAATCAGAAGCAGAATAGGAGAAAATATGAAATACATAAGCAATGCAAAATATGGAGAGCCAGTTGAAACAGGAACTATCTACAGAGGTGACAACAAAAGATTATATATATGTGTTCACACACTATGCGGTTGCGGGGAAACATTATACATGAATTGTCAAACACTAGGTATTGTGGATAGAAAATTAAACAGTACATCTGTAATAGCTGCGATAAATGAAGCGCAATCATTAGTGAAGCGTGAGTTTGATTTACTTAGCAATGAACTTAATACCATATTGAATAGCAAGATAGAAATATCAAGGTATTAGAGTAGGAGAGAATATGGAAGACAGATATCTGTATAAAGCTAAGACAACTCCAAAAGAAAAAGGAGAATTTAACAATGTTTGGGTTACTGGAAATCTTATCGTTTCCAATGGAAAGTATTACATACATCCTGTGGGCAATGTTGTAAATGTTAAGAATGAGATTGGAAGAATAATTGTGATGCACGAAGTAATTCCAGATACAATATGCCGATGTACAGGCTTGAAAGACAGGAACGGCAATCTGATTTGGGAGAATGATATTGTCAATACTCAATGCGGAAAAGCTATTGTTGTTTGGGATAAGGCAGAATGGAGAATTAAGTGGATTAAAGATGCTATATGGCGAAAGGATTTACATTTTTGGACTAATGAAGATGATTGGAAATGTGAGGTTATCGGCAACATATTTGATTCCGAACTTTTGCAATAATTAAGACAAAGAACTTGAAGTAAGGAAGTGATTAGCACGGCAGAAAGACGAATGTTCACGAAGAAGATAACAGAAAGTGATGCGTTTCTGGAAATGCCAAGTAGTACGCAGATGTTATACTTTCACTTTTGCATGAATGCGGATGATGACGGATTTGTGAACAACCCGAAGAAGATTCAACGGATGTGCGGTGCTTCTGATGATGATTTTAGGCTGTTGATTGCGAAGTCATTTGTACTGACATTCGACAGCGGAATAATCGTGATAAAGCACTGGAAGATGCATAACTACATACAATCTGACCGATACGTGCCGACTGATTACACAGATGAAAAATCCATGTTGGGATTGAAAAAGAATAAGGCATACACGTTTGATGAATCTAAAATGGTTACAAGGTGCATACAGGATTCCAAGAAGAAAGAGAAAAAGACTGCTTATAACAGGAACAGATTTAATTGTAAAGAACAGAACAATTACGATTATGGCAAGATAGAGGAAGGCTTGGGAATAACATGAATGTGAATGATTTACCTGTTGGTACACCGATAGACTGCAATAAGAACGGAAAAATCGGTCAGAAAGAGAGGTAAGAATGAGACGAACAAATCTTAGCGTTTATGGATTTATTGAAAGTTGGTGATGTTAATGGGTGTAATCGCAGACAAATTAAGAGATTTGCAGAAAGCATACAAAGAAAATGACTATGCGGAATACGAACAAATACTTGATTTTGCCATTGAAATTGCAGAGACAGAAGAAAATAAATGCTGTGAATGGAAGATTGTTGATACACCACATGGAATGCCTATTTACAATACAGGCTGTGGAAGAATAAGGCTTAGTTGTGCGACAGGCATTGACATTTACTGCAATGCTTGTGGCAGAAAAATAAAGATTGTTAATGATAAGAAAGCGAGTGAGAACAATGAGCAATAAGTTGCACAAAATACCACATTTTAACACTTATGATGATATAAGAGCTGAAATGCAAAAAGATTTACAATACAGGCTTGAAAATAGAACAGATAAAACATCTCTTGGCAGACCTTTATATTATCGAATAAATGTACAGTTGATATTGACACAGGAATGTCCTTATAACTGTCCGTTCTGCTTAGAGAGAAAGAACCCTATGCAGGGTGACAATGATTTTAAGGCACAGATTGAGTCATTAAAAAATATACTGTCGGAACATCCCAATGCGAGACTTACAATTACAGGTGGTGAGCCAGGGCTATATCCTAACCACGTTTCACAACTTATTGATACATACAAAAAGCACAGCAATAATGTGTTTTGTTCAATAAATACTTCTGGATATTCCAAGAATATTAACGGATTAGCGCATATAAATCTTTCATATAACGAATATGTGCATAAAAATCCTAGCATTTTCCCTAATTGCACAGTTCAGACAGTAGTTGAAAATCCAACAATTGAGTATATTAAAGATTTTATGGAAATGGAAGCTGATAATTTTTCATTCAGATTTTTAAGTGGACTCGAAAAGAAAGATTATCCTGTAAAAATATGGAATGATTTACAGAACGACAAAGAGATTGATATATCAACTTTTAGAATTGGTGACTTTTTTGTGTACGCCACATTCAACTATAATGGCAAACACGCAAGATTGACATTAGGAGATATGTGGCAGCAGAGAAACAATGATTACAAAGATGGGTATTCAAATATTATTATTCATCCCGATGGAACTATTGGAACTAATTGGAGATAAGGAAGCGAGGTAATTTATAATGAAGATTTTAAGCAATAAGAAATACAACAAACTCATTGAAGATTTTGAGGAATTGCAGAAAAAGGTCGAGGAACTCAAAAGGATAAACGAGAGTATCGGGAAAAAGCTGGAAGACAAAAAGACAAGTTGCAAGCTGAACAATGGTAAGGATTTCTGCTTTAAATGTGAAAACTCTTACAGATACAAGACATATTGGGGAACTACAGAAACCGAAAATTGCGGTTGCTTGCTTGATGTGTCTTGTGAGGATTTTAAGAGAAAAGAAGATAACTAACTAAAAATCAAAGAAAGGAATAGGAGTGCGCACATAAAACCGAGGTTTCCTTTTGGTAGATTTAAAATGTATAAAAAGAAGATTAAATGCGAGATATATCGTGATTCAATGCAAAATTACAAGAAATACGCAATACCGCCAGCGCAGTTGATTATAGCTGATGTTCCTTATAATGTCGGAAACAACTTCTATGGCAGTAACCCTATGTGGTATAACAGTGGCGATAACAAAAACGGAGAGAGCAAACTTGCGAAAAAGGCGGCTTTCAATTCGGATTTTAACTTTAATCTGTACGAATACTTTCATTTTTGTTCAAAGATGTTGAAAAAAGAGGACGCAAAGCCTATCGCAAGGGGCAGAAGTAGTAACAGTCCTTGTATGATTGTATTTTGCGCATTTGAGCAGTTGTCAACATTGATTGCGGCGGCAAAGAAACATGGATTCGTTAATTACATACCTCTTGTATTCTGTAAGAATTACAGTCCACAGGTACTTAAAGCGAATATGCGTATCGTTGGTGCTACGGAATACGCACTTGTACTGTACCGAAATAAGTTACCGAAATTCAGAAACGGCTTGCAGATTGATGAAAACGGAAAGAATATCAGAGGTACAGGACATATGGTATTTAACTGGTTTGACGGCGGTAATGAAGCGGAATGGGGCAGAACTTACTATAACAATGGTTCATATATGATGTGGGATAAAGACGGAAAAGATATACCGAAAATTCATCCAGCACAAAAGCCTGTAGCAGTCCTTAAAAAGCTGATCGAGATTTTTACAGACGAGGGAGATGTTGTTATTGACCCTTGTTGCGGTAGCGGTAGCACACTAAGAGCCGCCGCAGAACTTGGAAGAAGCGCATACGGATTCGAGATTGACAGAATCTTTTACGAGCGTGCAAAGAATGAAATGCTTGTATTCACAGAAAATAATCAAATGACAGTTAATGATTATTTAAAATCGGTATAAGAGACAAGAAAGAGAGGTAAAAATGGAAGAGGAAGTAAAAGAACAGATTAAGGCAATGTTGCTGTTATTAGCAAATACGCTACAGAATAATTGCGTAAGTATGGCGAATGATACAGACGGAAATCTATATTTCTTTGATACAGCAAATTTTTTAAAAAATCGAGAATACAGCGGGCTAAAAGTAAACATACAAGAACTTGTGGGTAGTAACGATGAAGCCTGCATAGAACCACTATAAGGAGTTGATAAAATGGCAAGAGATAAAGGATTTGAACAGCGTATGCAGGGCATGGTTTACGCTTGCGGACTTGCGCAGGAGCAGGGTGTAGAAGCACTTGTAAACACCGTAAAACAACGTGGTGTGACGAAAGTAGACATAACTGCATCCGATAAACAACTAGCTGATATGTGGGGCGCACTGTCTGATAATATTGGACAGAACATGCTTACTACGGTTGTATGGGTGTTACATGATACTTTTGGATTTGGACAGAAGAGGTTACAGCAATTTATGACCGAATTTAACAAGGCTACAGCTAATCTTATGAATCTTGACTACATGGGTGAACATTATGTGACACTGGAAGATTATGCGGTGGAGTTAAATCAGAAGTATAACTTAGGACTGGACGTAATCAAGGCAACACTTGCAACGGATATGGCAGATAAACAGGATTCAAGAGTCGGAAATGTTGACAAGGTAACAGGTATCATTAATGCGCTTAGACTGGCAGGACATGAAGATGCAGCGGCGTATTTGGAGAGTAAGAAAGAGGTGTGAGAATATGGGAAACAAACATACTATGAACGATCTATACCAAATGCAGTCACTTCCGCTTTCTGCAAAAATAAGAATGACTGCACGTAGGATAAATGAATGGGTTAATGAATTTGGCGAAGATGGAGTGTATCTGTCATTTAGTGGTGGCAAAGACAGCACAGTTTTAGGACACATAATCAGAGAAGTTTGCGGATATAAAAATATTCCTTTTGTATTCGTAGATGTTCCGACACAATATCCAGAGTTAAAGGAATTTACACAGACATTTGATAATCTTGTAATTTTAAAACCTAAGATTTCATTTGCACAGGTTTGTGAACAGTATGGATTCCCGATGATTAGCAAGGTAGTGTCAAATTGTGTAAGCGGTGCGAGAAAATATGTTAAATACCTTGACAGTCAAAAATCTAACAACGCAATCTTAACAGACAGACAATTCCATATGCTTGCTATGTCAGACCCGTTAGGAATAGAAAGGAGAATAAACAAGAAGAACGAACAGCACAAGAACTTGCAGATCGGAGTTATCCCTAGCGGTTCAGAATACAGGTTACGCAGACTGAATGGAGAACTGAAAGATAGTAAAGGCAATTATAGTCAGTTTAATCAAGAAAAATATAAATTCTTTCTTGACGCACCTTTTGAGATAAGCGACTTGTGCTGTGACATTATGAAGAAAAAGCCTGTGCACGATTACGAAAAGAAAACGGGAAGAAAGCCTATTATAGCAACTATGGCGAGTGAAAGCGTTATACGTACACAAAAATGGCTACAGGACGGCTGTAATGCTTTTAATGTAACAAAACCACATAGCAATCCTATGTCATTTTGGACGGAACAAGATGTATTACTTTACATCAAAGAAAACAATCTGCCGATATGTTCAGTTTATGGCGAAGTAGTCACAGATTATGAAGCTGTGGGGCAATGTGAAAATCAAATGTCATTTGCGGATTTTGGTATTTTTGATAAGGAAAGACCATTGCTGAAAACAACAGGATGCCAAAGAACAGGCTGTGTACTGTGCGGATTCGGTTGCCATTTGGAAAAAGAAAGCAGATTTTTAAGGCTGAAAGAAACACACCCTAAATTCCATAATCTGCTATATATTTTGAAAAACAATGGCGTGACATACGCAGAAGCTATTGACTGGGTAAACGAACATGGTGGTTTTAACATTAAATATTAAGGAGCGTGAGTGAATGACGGAGAATGAAGCAATCGAGAGATTGAAGTGCATGAGATTATTTATGAAGTTGGAGGATAAAGAAAATAAATCCAAATTTCTTGACAGTGATTATGAAGCAAACCACATGGCAATAAAGGCACTTAAAAAGCAGATACCGAAGAAAGTTAGGTATGAAGATGTTGGCTATGAACAGTATGGCAATGTCAATGTATATGCTTGCATATGCCCATCGTGTGACTTAGAAATAATTAAATTCGATGACAATGATGTTTCTGAAAAATGCGAAAGTGATGATGTAGAAAAAATGTTTCACAGCAGTATGGCGCATCATGCTTATGTTGGATTGAATAATTATTGTAACAGATGCGGTCAAAAATTGGACTGGTCAGAAGAAAGCGAGGAAAACAATGAAACTGATTGATGCAGATGCACTAAAGAAAGATTTAAAATCGGTTACTTTAAGCAATGGAACTTTAGTAAATACAAATGCAGTATTGTATTTACTAGAAGAATATCCGACGGCTTATGATGTGGATAAGGTTGTGGAACAGTTGGAAGAACTAAAAAGAAGATATGATATCGAGGAATTTGGGATTAGAGGAGTTATTTGTAAAGCAATCGAGATTGTGAAAGGCGGTGGAATGAATGACAGAGAATGAAGCAATCAAGGCAATAAAAGATAACAAGCCCACAAGCGGTTATTATATTTTGAATGAATCATTAGATATGGCCATGCAGGCACTTGAAACAGCCAAGAAGTATAAAGAACTTGAATCTGAATTATCTAAGCGCAATCTGACAGTAGACCATATTAGGGAATATATACAGTTTGAGGATGAATGTATTAAAAAGGGATTTACTTTCGATTCCCTATTATCGGCTAGAAGTAAAATGGAAGCAAGAAAACCGGTGATAGAAGAAAATAAGTTATTTCATGCTAGATACTATCATTGCCCTATTTGCAGTGGAAATTTAAAAATCGGTGGTTTTCTGTTTGACTATTGTAGAATGTGCGGTCAGAGAATCGACTGGGAGGGAATTAAAAATGAGTGATGCATGGAAAACTGTACTTACAGTGATTGTTCTGATTGTTGGTATGGTGATTGAAAGCAGATGCGATAGTGAATATTAGGAGCGTGGTTTTAGTTGAGTAAAAATGACATTATTGCAGAATATGTAAAGCAGAATTACCCAGAGATATTAGCAACAACAGATTTTGCTATTTTTAGTCTTCAAATGGTCGTAAGAAATTTTACAAAAACTTTTTCAAAAGCAATAAAACAAGTGAATTTTGAAAAAGTTAAAAAGCCTGCGCATCAAGACAGGGACTAAATAAGGATTTAACCAAGAAAGGAAAATGAAAAATGACATTTAAACGAAAAGCAGTACCATTTGACACGTTCGTAGGAGGTTGCAATTATTTTGATAGCAATTCAGACGTTAATAATGGATATGGCTGTACGCATCCAGAACAGGAGGAAAAGCAGAAAGGAAAAGGTTGTTGTTTTTGCTTTTCCTGTCCACTTGGGACTCCAGCAGATGAGGAAAGCTTCGAGGAACCAGATATTGACTGGAATGGAACTGAAAAAGAGGATGTTGGCGAAGATGATTATATTATCATCCCATCAAACTGCGAAAATAAGGATTTTGCGGAGTATGCTCATGGAAAATAACATAGTATCATTCGATATTGTTAGAATTAATCGTGCTAAAGATAAAATTTGCAAATGCAATCCGGCACATTATGAAGTAGATACTACGAACCGGATAGTTACTTGCCAAGATTGCGGAGCTATCGTGAACGCATTTGATGCGCTTGTATCCTTGGCAGGAAGGTATGAAGAGATTGAGAAAACGCAACAACGAATGTTATCTAAGGCACAGAGTTACGCTAAGTTGGCAGACGAGGAATTTCAAAGAATGAGAAGGAATAAAGTCTTTAGGGATATGGAAAGTAAGTATCGTAATGGTTTGTTTCCAATATGTCCTAAATGCATGAAAGCGTTTGATCCTGTACATATACAGGGTTGGACAAGAGGTAATTAGTGGATTCGTCATAGAATAAGGATTTAGGAGGCGAAGTATGAAGTATGTGCATTGGCTCAAGATAAGCGGATATACGGATTGCGAAGAAACCGCTAGACAATTTCAGGAGATAGAAAACTACCTTAAATCTTATCCAAAAGCAAGCGCACTATTATATCAATACGATAGTGGTTCTTTTAATTGGGTTGTAAGACTTGAGTGCAATCAATGCTATAATGATTTGGATTTGAATGTGAACAGTCTCTCCACGGAATTACAGAGATTTAATAGAAAACCAAGGAATATAGGGAGAGAACGAGTTTTTAAATTTCCAGAACACTATAGAAAATATTTGTAGATTCGAATGATTCTACAAATTTAAGATTTAGTGAAGGAGTGAGCGCATATGGCAAAGTATAAAGGCGTTGTCAGAGAAATATATGAATATGAGATTGAAATTGAAGCCAAAGATGGCGGTGAAGCAATGGAATACTTAAAAGAAGTCTACAATGACGATGAAAAGAACGAGGGTATTTTTGTTGCTGATGCAAACAGTTTCTTAAGAGCGGAATTTTCTCTTAAAGTAAATTAAACTGAGATTTAGGAGATAATTTTATGGAATCAGAAAAACAGGATATTAATTGCAAGAAGTGTGGTAAATACATTCTGACAGAGCATAGAGGTCAGGACGGAAAAATACGTTGCATTAAAGGCAGTTATCAAAATGGCGTTTATTATGGTATTGAGGATGCATTTTACTGTAATGAATGTGCGAAAATAAAATAGAAAAGGAGTGAACTAATAAGTGCGTTTTTCAGAGCTTACAAGACCAGAACTTGAAAGCATCATCGAAAACGCAAATTTTACAGAAGATGAGCTGGTAGTGTTTAAAATGCTGACAAAAGGAAAGACTATTACAGAAATAGCACAAAAGACAAATGCGTGTAATCGCACAGTTAGCCGAAGAATTGAAAAAATAAAATCAAAAATAAATAGAATCGGAGGTTTGACTATATGACAGTTGTGCTTACACAGAATGGGAAAGAAATTAATCCAGAAGATGTAGTTTTGCCGTCAGAGGTTTTGAAACTGATTGCGGAGCTGATTAATTGACGAAAAATTGATAATAGTGTAGAATGCGTCATGTAGTGAATATGGCGCATTCTTTTATGTCTGATGGAGGAATAAGGATGGAATGTGTCGCATATATGCGTGTTTCTACAGAGAAACAGGCAGAAGAGGGAAACGGATTAGACAGCCAAAGGAGAGATATTGAAAACTATTGCAGAAAAAATGAACTGGTAATTACAGATTGGTACATTGATGACGGTTACACAGGCGCAAATATGGATAGACCAGAATTGCAACGGCTTGTATCAGACTGTGATCGTAAGCGTGTAGGCTATGTTGTTGCTTTCAAACTGGACAGAATATCACGTAGCATGGTGGATGGTATTTATCTAATTGAAAGAGTATTCCTTAAAAATAATGTGGAGTTTAAGTGTGTACATGACAGTATTAGCTATGATAATCCTATGGAGCAGGCTTATACACAGATGATGGCGGTATTTGCACAACTGGACAAGAATACAATGCTATTGCGTATGCGTGGTGGAATGTTAGAACGTGTCAAACAAGGCTACTGGATGGGCGGTGGGAATCTTCCATACTGCTATACATACAGCAAAGATACAGGAACACTTATACCAATTCCAGAACGCAAGGAACAGGCAAACAAAGCAATGGATTTATTCTTGCAAGGATATTCGGATGTAAAAATCCGTGATATGTTAGGATTTAAAAGCGAATTTGTTGTGAAACAGGTACTTACAAGCCCTGTAAACATTGGAATGATACCGTATAAGGGGAATATCTATCAGGGATTGCATGAACCTATATTTAATAAGGAAGTGTTTGAAAAAGCCCAACAATTCAGAGCAATAAGGAAAAACAAAAGGGCAAGTTGCCATAATATTCAAACTAACTTATTGACAGGTTTATGCTATTGTGGAATCTGTGGATGCGCTATGAGATATCAAAAGTGGACGCATGGAAAGCATAAGATTTACTGTTGCTCCAGGAATAAGGACTTGCATTATCTTCCTAACCACAATCCAAACTGTAATAACACCTTGGAATGGGCTTCGGATATTGAAAAAGCTGTAGAGGACGAAATACTTTTAATATCTGCTAATATATCAGAATATAAGCCAAGAGTAAAAGAGTCCAAGTTAGAAATATTGCAAGGGCAATTAGAAAAAGAGCAGACTAAGCGTAAAAGGTTATATAACCTGTATGCAGAGGGCAATGATGATGTTATCAGCATGATTAAAGAAATTGAGAAAGTAATAGAAGATATCCGTAAACAGATTAAAGAAGAATCCGCAATAGAAACGAGCAAAACTAGGCAAAATGTATTTAAGAACATAAAAAATCTTGCCGACATTTGGGAAGATATCGACAAGAAACAAAAAAATATGTTACTAAAAAGTATAATTGAAAAAATCGTAATTAGCAATGGAAATATTGAGATAAAATTGAAAGATTTTTAGCACTACAATAATGCTATCCTATGGTATATATTTACTGCTAATATAGGTATATTAATTTAGCAGTAAAATAGTACCATACCAATGGCATGGGGTTAGTGCTAATGCGCATATTTACTACACTTTTGAGTCATTATAGTGGCAATTATTAGTCGCTATTAATGGCTCTTTTTGTTTTATGATAATTACAAAGGGAGGAATAACCCATGAATATTGAAACGGACGAAATCATAGAAAAGTTATGTGCTAGGGAAGATGTACAGGCGATACCGACAATCTATCAAGTAGCCATGACCCATGCGATACAGGAAGTATTAAAAGATGTTAATGAGAATATGCAATCAACAGGAACAGATTACTAAATACCTATCTTATGATGATACAAACATATTATATGAGACTGAAAAGTTGAAAAAGGAGAACCAATATGCAACCGTATGTGAATCCATATTACCTACAGCAGAACCAGCAGGGATATCCGCAGTATTATAACCCACTGGCACAGGTGCAAAATAGAGCAATAGATTATCAGCAGAACATACCAAACAATTACCAGCAGAATCAGATTGTACAGGGAATTAACGGGAAAATAATTGCAGAAATGAGTCAGATAACAGCAAATGATGTACCTATGGACGGGAGTGTTGCATTTTTCCCAAAGCAGGACTTGTCAGAGGTATACGCCAAGAGTTGGAATGCAGACGGTACAATCCGCACAGTTACTTATAAGCCTGTTTTGGACAATGAGCCTAAGAATGTACCGACCGATACAGAAAAATTGAAATGTGAGCTTTCTGACGAAGCTACAGAGGGTATTATGAGCAAGTTTGATGAAATATCTGACAGGCTAGGGCAGTTAGAAAAATCTTTGCAATCCCAAAGAAAAACTTCGCAGTCGCAGAGAAAGGATGAGTAAGTATGTTCAATTCAATGCAGTTAATGCAAATGATGCAAAGTGGAAACCCACAGCAGATTGTACAACAGCTTATGGGTAATAGTCAGTTAATGCAGAATCCAATAGCCAAGAATGCTATGCAGATGGCACAGAACGGAGACACCAAGAGCATTGAGCAGATGGCTAGGAATTTGTGCAAAGAAAAGGGATTGAATGCAGATAATGTATTTAATCAGATAAAAAGTAGATTTGGTAATTAATAGCATATCGGGCGGATTGCCCACCCGATAAAAATTATTTTCTACTTTTATATTGTGGATAATCATCATCTTTATATCGCCACATAAACCCTTTGTGAGTTTTTGCAAAACCATAGCAACAATTTAATACGGCATTTTTATTAAACAATCCGGTTTGCTTTATTTCTTTAATACCAGACCATTCTTTGATAAGAATATTGTTTGCATCATATTGAATTATTGGTCTTTCTCTATAATCGAAAAAATGGTTTTTGGCATATGGTTTTATATTTTTATTAAGATGCAATGCTTCTTTGGAAAATAAAATAGATAAATCATCGCAAGGAATGTTGTTTTTTGTAATCTTCTTATATCTTTGTTGCACAAGGTAGTATGGCACATTGTATATATTACACCATTCTTTCATAGGCTTTAAGATGCCATTTAATTCAATATAAACAGTGTTTGTTTTATTAATAGATTGCTCGGCAATCGTAGTCCATCTACAATTACTAGGTTCATAATTTCCATTTACATCTATCCGGTCGATGGTTAGCGTGTCGGAGTAGCCGTTTTTAATAGCCCAATTATAAAAAGTTGAAAAATTGTTTTTCCATTCCTCGCAAACAGTTATTCCTCTTTTGCCATAATGTTGATAGCTAGGTTCATTGGGGTTATTACATCTCCTGTTTATTGATTTCCAAATGTGATGTAATCGGGTTCCTGATTGACCGTGAACTTTTCTAAAATAGTTTTGTTTTTTGCAACCACAAGAGGTTTTATGCCCTGATGTTAATTCGTTTGTTTTTGCCGTGGTAATGTTTCCACAATCACATCGACATAGCCATCTTTTAGTTTTATTTGATGGATTTGTGTCAACGCATAAGACTTGTAACTTGCCAAATTTTTGGCTTGCTAAATCAATAGATTTACCCATAAAAATAACACCTGTCCTTTCAGTGTGAGATGTCCTATACCAGATAATGTACGGAAGCTGTTAGGACAAACAGCTTATCGGGAGCTACCCTATCCGTACAAATATATTATAACACTTTTTAATCAACTTTGATACTAATTCTTGCAAGATTATGTATATAAAAATGAATTATGGAGGTAAAAATTATGTTTGGTTCGAATTGCAACACAGCATCAGTTCCATTAGTAGCGAACATTGACGGAAACGGAAATGGCAACGGTAACTGGGCTGACGGTGGATGGCTTTGGTTTATAGTTGTAATTTTTGCAATTTTCGGTGGCTGGGGCGGTGGCTTCGGTGGCTGGGGAAATGGCAATAATGGTGGAGCGACACCATACTCAACAAGTGCAGTTACACAGGCTGACTTACAGAGAGGATTTGATAATCAGGCGGTTGTTTCAAAACTTGATGGCATTACAAACGGACTTTGTGACGGATTTTATGCAGTGCAAAACGGCATGAATGGCATTAACACAAACATTTTGCAGACCGGCTACGGCATCCAGCAGGCTATCAACGCTGATAC